TGCGTCTCGGGGTGTGTACGAAGTCTGGACGCCCCCCCCTGCCCGACATGGGCGACCCACCACCACCCGACATGGGAGGTCCATCATGGCCGGACGAGGCCCTGCGCCGGGCATGAACCCGAACAGCAAGCCGGATCACGAGCGTGCACGCCGGAACAAGCCGAGTGCTCCGAATCTACGGATCGTTGACGCCGTTCCGGCTGAGCAGCCGCCGCTTCCGGACGGGAACTGGCATCCGCAGACGTTGGTCTGGTGGTCGATGTGGGGTGAGTCCCCGTTGGCGCCCGAGTTCACGGCGAACGACTGGTCAGAGCTGCTCGATACTGCTGTGATCCACTCGGGGTTCTGGGGTGGCGACATGAAGCTTGCCGCCGAGCTCCGGCAGCGGGTCGCGAAGTTCGGTGCCACTCCCGAGGATCGTGCCAGGTTGCGGATCCAGTTCGCCCAGGCGGATGAGGCCGACTCGAAACGGCCGGAGAAGCGGGCCGGCGGATCGCGTCGTGAGGGTCTGCGGCTCGCCGAATGAGCTGGCGTCCGTCGTTCCCCGGTGAACGGCCGACGCTCGGCTGGCTGGTGCTCGACTGGATCGAGGAGAACCTGGTCGTCCCCGACGGACCGTCGATGGGTGATCCGCTCACCTTCACCCGGGAACAGGCCCAGTTCGTGCTCGAGCTGTACGAGGTCGACCCGACGTTCACGACGGGTGCGATCCGCGGTCGCTCGCTGGTCAACGGCCGGCTGGTGCGCAGGGCGGTGCTGTCCAGGCCGAAGGGTTGGGGCAAGTCGCCGCTCGTCGCAGCGTTGTGTCTCGTCGAGGCGCTCGGCCCGGTGGTGCTCGACGGTTGGGACGCCGATGGTCAGCCAGTGGGCCGGCCGTGGACGTCGCTCGGTTTCAAGGCGAAGGTGCAGATCGTCGCCGTGTCTGAGGACCAGACGGCGAACACGTGGGAACCGTTGCTCGAGATGGCCCGCTCGGGTCCCGTGTACGACAACCACGCGATCGAGCCGCTCGAGTCGTTCGTGAACGTGCCGAACGGGCGGATCGAACCGGTGACGAGCTCGGGGACGTCCCGGGAGGGGTTCCGCCCCGTCTTCTCGGCGCTCGACCAGACCGAGTCGTGGACGACGACGAACGGTGGCCGCAAGCTCGCTGCGACAATCCGACGGAACCTCGGCAAGGTCAATGGCTGTTCGGTGGAGACACCGAACGCCTTCGAGCCGGGTGTCGGGTCGGTCGCCGAGCAGTCGTTCGCTGCATGGGAGAAGCAGGCCGAGGGCCGCACGAAGATCGCCACCGGCATGTTGTTCGACCACCGCGAGGCGCCGCCGGACACCGACCCGGCCGACGAAGAGTCGCTGCGGGCTGGTCTGTCGTTCGTCTACGGCGACTCGCTCGACGCCAACGGCGGCTGGGCTCCGGTCGACCGTCTGGTCGCGGAGTACTGGGACCCGGACACCGACCCGCAGGACGCCCGCCGGTTCTACCTGAACCAGATCACCCACGCCTCCGACTCGCTGATCTCCCAGCCCGACTGGAAGGGCCTCGCCGACTCGACGAAGGTCGTCGCCGACCGTGACATGGTGACGCTCGGGTTCTACGGTTCCAGGGGGCGCGCGAAGGGCAAGCCGGACGCGACAGCACTGATCGGATGCCGGGTCGAGGACGGGCACCTGTTCGAGATCGACGTCTGGGAGGCACCCGACGGGCCCGGCCAGGAGACGTGGTCGCCGCCGATCGCCGAGATCGAAGCCGCTGTCGCCGACGCGTTCCGCCGGTTCAACGTGGCCGCCTTCTACTGCGACCCTGCCAAGGACTGGCGCTCCCACGTCAACGCATGGGAAGCGACCTACGGCCGCAAGGTGCAGGTCAAGGTGACTGCAGACCACCCGTTCGAGTGGTGGATGACCGGCGGCCGGTCCGGTCTGGTGCAGCGGGCGATCGAGCAGTTCGAAGGCGCCGTCCGCAACAGCGACCTGACCCATGACGGCTCGTACCGACTGACCGCCCACGTCCTGCAGACCCGCCGCAGGGTGCGCTCCGGGAAGCTCACCGTCGCCAAGGAACACGACTACTCGTCGCGCAAGATCGACGCCTGCGTCGCGGCGATCCTCGCCTACCAGGCCCGGCTCGACTCCATCGCGAAGGGCGCCCAGCGTGCCCCGCAGACCTTCAGGCCGAGACGCCTCAGATGACCCCGAGAGGAGGGCGTAGTGATCGACACCGAGACGCCCAACTCTCCCGGCTGGTGGTTCGACCGCCTGTTCAAGCGACTGCTGGACCGCCAGGGTCACTTCGACCGGCTCGACTCGTACTACCGGGGCACCAACCCGATCCCGGTGCACGCCAACAAGAACGTGTCGGACTCGTACCGGCGGCTGATGGCCGTGTCGGGGGCGAACTTCGCACGCCTGATCGTCGAAGCGACCCGCGAGCGGATGACCCCGCTCGGGTTCCGTACCGGGTCCGTCGCTGACGAGCTCGGCGACGAGGTCGCCTGGCGCATCTGGCAGGCCAACAGCCTCGACGCCGACCACATGATGATTGACCGGGCGACCCTGTCGATGGGCGCTGCGTACGCGATCGTCGGCGGGTTCGACGACGAGATCGGCGCCCCGTTGATCACCCCCGAGGATCCCCGTGAGGTGATCTGTGAGGTCGACCCGGCCCGCCGGCGCAAGGTGCGCGCCGCGCTGAAGGTATTCAGCGACGACGTCGCCGGCGTCGACCGCGCCTACGTGTACCTGCCCGGGTACGTCGTACGGGCCGAGCGGCCGACGAACCAGTCACGGACCCGCACCGAGAACATGGACGGCTGGGAGTGGTCAGGCCAGCCCGAGGCGCTGCCCGCTCCCGTGGTGCCCGTGGTGCCGTTCTACAACCTCGTCGGCATCAACGGAGTCCCCGAGGGCGAGTTCGAGGGCCACCTCCCGACCTTGGACCGCATCAACTACACGATCCTGTCGAGGGTCGAGACGATGACCATGCAGGCCTACCGCCAGCGTGGCATCAAGGGCCTGCCGCTGGTCGACGCCGACGGCGACGAGATCGACTACGAGGGCGACTTCCTCGCCGGCCCGGGCGAGCTCTGGCAGCTGCCCGACACGGCAGAAATCTGGGAGTCGGGTCTCATCGACCTGAACCCGATCCTGCAGTCAGAGAAGCAGGACATCACGACACTCGCCGGCGCCACGTCGACGCCGATGTCGTACCTGTTCCCTGACGACTCGGGCGGTTCGGCCGAGGGCGCGCAGCTCAAGCGGGAATCGGTGACGTTCAAGGCCCGCGACAGGATGCGTCAGCAGGGCGAGTCGTACGAGCAGCTGATGTCGTTGGCGTTGCTGTTCGCCGGCGAGACCGAACGGGCGTCGCGTGGCGACATGGAGATCATCTGGGCGTCACCGGAGCGGTACACGCTTGCAGAGCGTGCGTCTGCTGCTTCGCAGCTGAAGGACATCGTCCCCGACACGACGATCGCCCGCGACGTCCTGCAATACACGCCGCAGGAGATCAGCCGCATGAACGCCGAGCGGCTCGCCCAGGTGCTCGTCAGCGACATCGCCGATGCCCCCGCCTGAGCAGACCCTCGTCAGGCTCACCCGGTCGTTCCAAGGGCAGCTCGAACGGATCTACACCCGGGCCGGCTCCCTGACCGCCGCACGCTGGGACGCGCTGGGCGCATGGAACGAGCTCGACGTCGACCGGTTCCGACTCGCCACCGAGCCGGTTCTGCAGGCGGCGAAGACGGCGACGATCAACGCTTCCGCCGGCTACTACTCGCTCGTCACCGACTCGCCACCAGTCGCGGTGAACCCGGCAACGGTCACTGTGCCGACCGACCTGCGAGCCCCGTTCACCTCGTACTGGCACGGGCTCGCCGAAGGCCGGCCATGGGACGAAGCGATCGCAGCGGGCCGCTCGAGGGCCACTTCCACCGCCGTCGACTACGTGTCGTCCACCTCGAGGCGCACCGCAGGGTTCGTGTCGGCTGACGGGATCGTCGGCTGGCGACGGGTGCTCACCGGCAACTCGTGCCGGTGGTGCGCCACCGTCTCCACCCAGCGGTACAGGACGGCCGAGTCTGCCGACTTCGGCCACGACCACTGCGACTGCATCGTCGCACCCATCTACGGCGACGCCGACCCCGGACAGGTCATCAACCAGGTCCGGATCGACCAGCTCGACGCTGTCGCCTGAGATCCCGCCCCGACATGGGGCACCAACACACCCGACATGGGAGCCAACAGCACATGACCGATGAGGCAACGCCCGACACGGGCACCGACGCCGAACCGACCACACCGGAACCAGAGCAGCCCATCCCCGACGTCGACCTCCAGGCGGAGGTCGACAAGTGGAAGGCGCTCGCCCGCAAGCACGAGGACAAGTCCAAGGCGAACGCCAAGGCCCAGCAGGAACTCGAGCGACTCCGACAGGAGTCCATGACAGAGCAGGAGCTCGCCGTCGTAGCCGCACGGCAACAGGCACGCTCCGAAGTGCTCGCAGAGCTCGGCGAGGCGCGAGTCAGCGACTCGTTCCGTGTCGCCGCCGCTGGACGCGACATCGACATCGACGCCCTGCTCGAGGGGGTCAACCTCGCGTCGTTCCTCGACGAGGACGGCCACCCCGACACCGTCAAGGTCGGTGACTGGGTGGAACGCATCGCTCCGCTTCCGGAACCGTCGTCAACCCCACAGGTGCCCGACCTCGGTCAGGGTGCACGCCCAACGCCACCAGGCCTCAACAGCTCCCAGCTGCAGAAGGACCTGATGGCGAAGCTCGGCATCAACTGAGCAAGCCCCACCCCGGGGCGCACACACATCCAACCGGGCCGCCCCTGATGGGCGGCCCGATGTCGTCCCGAAAGGACTCACCACATGGCCATCACCGATGCCACCAAGACCAGCGACTTCTCCGGCTTCGTGCCGGCCGAACAGGCCGGAGCGATCTTCGAGAAGGCCGCCAGCATGTCCGCGGTCCAGCAGCTCGTCCAGCGAGTCCCGCTGGGGTTGACCGGCACCAGCGTCCCCGTCGTCACCGGCCGTCCCGCCGCAGGGTGGGTCGGAGAGGGCGAGCAGAAGCCGGCGAGCGCCGGGTCCATGACCCTCAAGACGCTGACCCCGAAGAAGCTCGCCGCCATCATGGTGGTCTCCGCAGAGGTCGCCCGCCTCAACCCGGCGCAGTTCGTCGACCGGATGGAGAACAGCTTCGCCGAGACGTTCGCCGTCTCGTTCGACCTGGCAGCCCTGCACGACCAGGGCCCTGACGGTTCGGCCGGCGCCGGACCGTTCTCCACGTTCATCGACCAGACCTCCAAGGCTGTCGAGATCGGCGGCTCCTCGCAGGCGCTGGGTGGCATCCACGGCGACTTCGTGTCGGCGCTCGACCTGCTCGTGTCGGACACCGACGCCACCGGTCGCCGCTACAAGTGCACCGGCTACGCCATCGACTCCGTGCTCGAGCCCAACCTGTGGGGTGCCACCACCACCACGGGTGAGCCGCTCTACACGGACCTGCCGACCGGCAACGTCGACGCGATGACCCAGGGCCGCATCTTGGGTCGTCCCGCCTACATCCGTGACACGATCGCCACCGCGAACCTGGCCACCGTGGTCGGGTACGCCGGCGACTGGTCGCAGGCAGCGTGGGGCGCGATCGGCGGCATCTCCTACCGCATCTCGACCGAGGCGACCGTGACCATCAACGGCTCGCTCACGTCGCTGTGGGAGAAGAACCTCGTCGCGATCCTGGCAGAGGCCGAGTACGGCTTCATCGTCAACGACACCGACGCGTTCGTGCGCCTCACCAACGCCACCGGCTCCTGATCCGAGCTGACGCCGGTGACCCCACTTCGGTGGGGTCACCGGCATCCCCCACACTCGACGCCCGAGGGGTGACCTGATGGAGAGTCTCGCAACGCTCGAACAGCTCGAGACCCGAATGTCGAGCGACATCGTCGACACGCAGCGCGCCGTCGCACTGCTCGCCGGCGCCTCCGCAACTGTTCGTTCGTACACCGGTCAGCACATCACCCAGGCCACCACCACCGACCGCGTGAAGGTGAAGCGCGGCTGGGTACGCCTCCCGCAAGGCCCTGTGACGGCGGTGTCGACGGTGCTCGACACCAACGCCAACACGATCCTGTTCGAGTGGCTCGCCGGCAACAAGGTGCAGATCCAGCCGAACCTCGACACGTTCTCGTTCGTGCCGTGGCAGGGCGGGATCAAGTGGGTCGACGTCACCTACACCCACGGATACGCCGACGTGCCGGAGGACATCGTGGTGGTCGTCTGCCAGATCGCCGGTCGCGCCTACGGCACATCCCCCGAGCAGTCAGCGGTGAGCTCGGAGGGGATCGGCTCGTACAGCTACTCGACTGGCGGAGCAGCGGCATCTGGTGCGGCAGGGATGCTCGCCGGTGAGCGGGCGATCCTCGACCGGTACCGGCGTTCGGCGACGTCGATCAGCCTCGTTCCGTAGTGGACGTCGCGATCATCGTCCCAATGCTGGGGCGGCCACACACGATCGGCCCGCTCGTCGACTCCATCCGCGAGACGACACCATCTGCGACCATCGTGTTCGGGTGCTCTCCGGGCGACACCGAGGTGATCGCCAAGCTCGAAGCCTTCGACCTCGACCACTTCACCGTCCCGGGCCCTGGCCGAGGTGACTACGCCCGCAAGATCAACACCGGGTTCCGCAACACCACCGAGCCGCTCGTGTTCACCGCAGCGTGCGACCTCAGGTTCCACCCAGGCTGGCTCGACGCCGCAACCGCACAGCTCACCGCCGGCATCGGCGTCGTCGGCACCAACGACCTCGGCTCCCGCAGGGTCATGGCCGGCCTCCACTCGACCCACTCGCTCGTCACCCGCGACTACGTGGACCGGTTCGGCACGACCGACGAGCCCGGACTGGTCATGCACGAGGGGTACCTGCACGAGTTCGTCGACGACGAGCTCGTGCAGACAGCGATCAGCCGCAACGCCTTCGCCTTCGCGTTCGACTCACACGTCGAGCACCTCCACCCAGCGTGGAATAAGGCTCCTAGCGACGAACTGTACGAACAGACCCCCTACCGGATGCGTATGGGCAGGAAGATCTACCGCCAACGCGAGCAGCTGTGGACGTGACCGTGGTCGTCGCCACCTTCGGTGCGGACCAGTGGCGCCAGCTCGCCGCCGAGCGCGCCATCCCGTCGGCTGAGGCGCTCGGCGTGCCCGTCGTCGCTGTGCATGGCGACACGCTGCACGATGCCCGCAACGCCGGCCTCTCCCAGGTCGCCACCGAGTG